ATTTTTAAAATTTGCAGTTCTTAATTTTAATAATCCATCAAAATTTTCATTTGCATTAAATGAATTATTGATAATTCAAGGATTACTAAAACCTATTAAAAAACTTTTTATTGATCCTCCTAGTGGATGGAGATATGGATTTCCTAAAGAAATTAGTTCTGATATTAAAGATGTTAAAACTTGGTTAGTTGAAAATGGTTATCCTCAAGAAGAAATAGATAGTTATGGGGATAATTTTTATTGTAGATATTTTAATTATGAGGATGATGAAAACACCAATAGAAAAACTAATACATTATATTAAAGAGACATATAATGTTGAAATTAATGATGATTTTTTAAAATCATTATTAGCAGAAGAAGAAAATACTTTTATTTATTTTCATGTTAAAGGTCAAGCTTTTTCAGCAGGTCAAAATTTATTTAATATTAAAGAAGCAGAAAAAGCTTTTGATGAATTTTTTAAAGATAACCAAAAAATATGATAAGAGAATCTGTAAGAAAAGCATTAGATATAAAACCATCAGGAAGGAGTAGTGATTTCATTACTCCTTCTTTTATTCATGGATGTTTGTATCAATGTGCATATTGTTATATGCGTAGAAATAAACCTGAAGGATTATCAATAGCTACTAATGTAAGTGAAATATTAGAAGTTATTTTTAATCATGCTCAAAGTTTAGGAAATAAAGAAATTCCTAATCAAACTCATGCTAATTTATGGACTTATGATATTTCATGTAATGAAGATTTTGCATTGCATTTAAAATATCATGAATGGAAAACTATATTTGATTTTTTTAAACATTCTGATTTACCAATAATGGGTACATTTGCTACTAAACATGTAAATGATAAATTATTACATTATAATCCTGATAAAAAAATAAGAATTAGATTTTCATTAATGCCTCAAGAATTGTCTAATATATTAGAACCTAATACATCTTTAATTTCAGAAAGAATAGATGCTATAAATGATTTTTATTATGCAGGATATGATGTTCATATTAATTTTAGTCCTATTATAATGAATCCAGGAGTTAAAAAATTATATGAAGATTTATTTAAAAAAATAGATTATTATGTAGATAATAAAATTAAAGAAAATATTTTTGCTGAATGTATTATGCTTACACATAATGATAAAATGCATGAATATAATTTAAAAAATAATCCTGAAGCTGAAAAATTATTATGGCATCCTGACAGACAAGAATTTAAAATTTCTTCATTTGGTTCTAAAAATATAAGATATAAAGTAAACTTAAAAGAACAATATATAAAAGATTTTATAAAATTACATGATGAAATAATTTCTTGGAATAAAATTAGATATATTTTTTAATTATGATATTTAATATCAGAGATTACAACTGTCTGTTTGTGTGGCAGATATTAGATAGAAAAATAGTTTATTAAACTCGATGCCATGTACGGTCTTTTTGTACATTTGGATCTATAAGGCATGGCAGTTTTTTCTAACGTTTTGGGTGTTTATGAAGTTGGGGAATTAGAGTTCCGTCCGACCAATAAACCACTGAAGTAAAATAAAAGCACAAAGGCTGAGTGCTTGATTGTCAGCCCCAATTTAATAAACACCTTGTTAGCCGTAGTTGCGGTTTGATAAGGATAAATTTAAAAACAATGAAAGTAAAAGATTTAATTAAAAAATTAGAAGCATTAGACCAAAATGCAGAAGTAATTGTAACCAGTTCAAATTTTGAATTGAATGGGGCAAATGTACCTGTTTCTTTTGTCCACCAGTATAATGAAGGTTCAAAGAAAACTCAAACATTTAGAGATGCTTTTGATGGTGATACTTACTCAAAAGAAACTTGGTCAATTATTGGTGGTCAAACGCCTGTTGTAATGGTATCGTAGCAATTACGGCTAACACAAAAGTAGGCGAAGTTTATTTCGCTTACTGACTGTTATCCGCAGTTTTAATTGCGGTATCTAAAACTAAAATAAGAATTTTATATTTTACTTAAATACGTTAAACTAAAATAAGATGGAAAAGACACAAACAGCAGTAGAGTGGTTATTTCAACAACTATGGAATGAACCAAAAGATAAGTTTACTTGGTATGCTTTAAAAGAAAAAGCTATACAAATGGAAAAAGAGCAGATAATTATTGCTTATCAATCAGAAAGGTATCCTTGTTCAGATTCAGACGCAGAACAATACTACAATGAAACCTATAAAAATAAATAATATTTTTTATTTTTACATAAATAATTAAAAATGAAAGCAATATTAGAATTTGACCTCCCAGAGGATAACGAAGAATTTAACCTAGCCGTAAAGGCTTCAGCCATGTCTGTTGTCATATGGGGTATAAATTCTAAATTAAGAGAGATAATAAAATATGATGAAACAATATCTGATGAAACTTACAAAAAAGTAGAAGAAATTAGATCTCATCTTTTTGAATTAATTAATGAAAATGGAATAAACAATTTAATATTTTAAAAATAAAATTATGATTAGAAATTTATCAGGAGTTTTTATTAAAACTGAAAACAAAGAACCTATTTGTTTTGAAGAATTAAGTAAAGAAGAACAATTAATTTTATTAGATCAATGGGATAAAAATCAAGTAACACAATTAACTATTATATTAGCTAATATAATTAAAGAAATTGGTGAACAATTAGATGTTAAAATAAAACAAGATGATACTATTAACTAAAGATTTTTCAGATTTTTTATTTATTCTTGCTGACAGTTCAGTTGATGTATTTGATTATTTTAAAGTAGATGAAATGCATGGGTTAAATAAAAAAGAAGCTTCTGAAACAAAAGAAACAAAAGATGATTCTTATGCAGCAGGATGGACTAATTATATTCCTAATAAAAGTGGTGAATATAAATTTGGAGATAAACCATTTTTATTTATTAATGCTTTAAGATTAAAAAACAATCTAAAAGATGGAACATTAATTATGCATGAATGTGTACATCTTGCTTTATTATTACATGATTGGAATTTAGATAAAGAAGAAGAAATAGTAACAATGGCAGAAGAATATGCAAATAAAATAATTGATGTAATACTAAAAGAAAAATTAATGTGAAAGAAAAAAAGTTTAAATCACCTGTAGAAGGAAGAAGATTAACTTATGAAGAAAGTATTTATGATAAGGAAGTTAAAAAACTAAATAAAGAATTAAATTTTTTAAGAAAAGAAGTAATTAAATTAAAACTTTATTTAGGAAAAAATCAATATAAAATAAAATTTTATAATGATCATTTAGAACTTCCAAGTAAAATTAATGATTATGGATAGTAATGTATGGGTGTTATCCCTTTTAATTGTTGGAATTTGTTTTTGGGATAATAATAATCCTAAAAAAGTAGAATTAAGAAAACAAAAAGCAGAATTTAATAAACCTTGGATTATTAATGATATTCCTAAAAAACAATGGAAAGATGAAGAATGGTTAGCAAAAATGATAATGAGTGAAATATGTGATTCTACTGAAATTGAAGGTTTATATCTTGTTGGAGCTACAGCAATTAATCGTTCTATAAAAGATAATTGCACTATAACAGAAACAATAAATAAACCTAAACAATATTCAGGAGTAAATAATGAAAATTATATGTGGTGGAAAGCAGAACCAACTTCAGTTCATAAAAGAATAGCAATAGATTTAATAAAAAATGGTGTTGATAAAAAATTAAATAATATATTTGCATTTTGTAATTTAAATCAAATTAAAAATCAAAAAATTAAAAATTGGTTTTTACAGTTTAAAATATATAAAAAAATAAAAAACGTAACCTTTTTTGAATTAGAAAAAATAAAATAATATGTTTATTAATATAAAATTAAAAGATGAAAAAGTAAACCTCCCTAAATACCAATCAGAAGGAGCTGCAGGTTTTGATTTAGAAGTACATTCTTTTTTAAAAATTTTTAATTCAAAAGAAGAAGTTGATATTGATAAAATCTTTAAATACAGCTTAACACAAGGATATATTACTTTAAGACCTTTTGAAAGAGTGTTAGTTGGAACAGGATTGTATATGTCTATACCATCAGGTTATCAACTTGAAATTAGAGATAGAAGTGGAATAGCTTTAAAAAAAGGTCTTAAAGTTTTAAATTCTCCTGGAACTATAGATTCAGATTATAGAGGAGAAATTGGAGTTATTTTAGCTAATTTAACCAATGGTATTGTTAAAATAAACATTGGAGAAAGAGTAGCTCAAGGTGTTTTAACTCAATATTCTATAGCAACTTTTGACATAGTAGATGATTTAGATTCTACTGATAGAAATGATGGTGGTTTTGGTAGTACAGGCATAATATAATTTTGTTAGTTTATCGGTAGTGGAGAGGGAATAGAAATATTCCCTTTCTTTTTTTAACATTTAAATTTTAAAAACATGGATATTCAAAAAATATTTTTAAGCTTACTTATTATTGCAATTTTATTACTAACTATTAAATCTTTTGTAAAAGATTTTACTCTAACAAACTATGAAGAAAAATATAAAATGCAAATACAAGTGTTAAAAGATTCAGTAAAACATTATAAAACTAAAGATGGTAAAAATGTTGCTGAAATAAATGTATTG